AGCCCTCACCCCAAACATTGAGGGGGAAGATTTAAAAGTAGTAGATGAATTTCATAAATTATGTAGAAAGTATTGTAAATGGAAATAAAATAATAATTAAAAAAAAAGGAGGATATAAAATGCCATATGTGCCAAGTGAGAAAACTAAAAATCCAAACGGAATAGTAAAAGATGGAAAAGCACAGGATAGAGTATTAATTGATAAAGATGTAAAAGAATTATCTGTAGTTATTGCAAGTGAAATTATGGGTAACAATGATATTGCAAAAGAATTATTATTTTTATTTCAAACGATAGGTGATAATTTGACTAGGTTTTCAAGAACTACTTATAAAATATATATTCCAGATGTAGTAGAAAAATTATCATTAACTATTTGGGATGTTGGAAAAGCTTATAATTATGAAGGAGCTTTTTTGGGCGAATTAAACTATGCTATTACTCGATTAATTCAAGAAGTACCGAAAAGATTAGTAGAACAGGGTAAACAAAAAAGCGAATTAAGATATTTTATGTACGCTCTAACGGTAGAAGCATTAGTAAGAGCAGCTAATTATTTTAATAACAAAGAAAAAATTATTGGTATAGGTGGTGTATTTATAGATATTAAAGATGAGTATAAACGTAGAGTAAATCCAGCATACGAGGCAATACAAATTGTTAAATCTGGTGATTGTTATAATACTCCTTATCTTACAAAAATAATTGAGATAATTGATCAAGATGATAATCATGTTGGTTATCAAGAAGTTATGATTGAAAGAAAAGATGATAATGGTTTGGATGTGTTTGGAGAAAAAAATATTATAGTTTATTGAAAGGTGTGATTTAGATGCTAATTAAAATATTAGATATATTAGCAGCAATAATAACAGTAGTAACACTTAATTTAGTTTCAAAATCGTATAAGTGGTGGTTTGGATATGGAGTTGGGGCAGTTTTATTTACAATTGTTATGGTAACGAAAAGTTTGCCAGGGATGTCTTTGATGGGAGTTATACTTGCAATTACCGCTGCAAAAAATTATTATATAGGAAACAAGGAATCCAAAAATTAGATAACGTAGATAAAGGTGAATTTGACTTAAGGAGATAGTTATGGATGCAAAATTAGGACATGTTGAGTATAGGGCAATAATGCTAAAGGTGCAGAAGTATATTGATGCTAGTGAAAAAGCAGATAGGCGTATAGAAGCTGCTCCAATAGTAGATATGGTAGTTAACTCAATAACAGTAAAGTTGAATGCCTAGAGAGGAAGAAAAGTTAGAACAGGAGGGGATATGAAAGTTAAAAATCATGGTTGTTGTGATTTAGAATATGCTATTAAGTTAAAAAAATTAGGAGTTAAACAAGAAAGTGAGTGGTACTGGGAGTATTCAAGGACAACTACTGGGAATAAAAATCATGAGTTAGTTAATGCTGATGTTGCCTTTAGATACACAGGAGCATATCATTATTACTCAGCCTTCACAGTAGCAGAGTTGTGGGGGTTGTTGCCTTATAACACTTACTTTACAAAAGGGTCTATTCCAAGAGTAGATTATGATAAACATCATGAAAAGGCAGTTACCGAAGCCAACGCAGGAGCTAAAATGCTAATTTATTTAATAAAAGAAGGATTAATAAAAACCTAAATGCAAAAACTTAATTATAAAAAATTCAAAGGAGGTATGCTTAATATACTGAGTAAAACTGATTGGTGCAAAGACATTGTACAACTATTTAATTTGCGCAAATTAATTATTTATTTAATTATAACATCCCTGTTTGCTGGTTATTGGTATTGGCAGGGATTAAAAAATACTCAACCTGAAATTGATGTGGGCTATAAAGAATCAATCACAATGCTGGCACCCAATGGATATGAATATTTAGAAAATTTAGCTATTAATAAACCCAAGGATTCTAATAAATGGTTATGGATTAATTCTAAAACAGATTATATATATGCTAAAGTTAAAACAGGTGATATTCCAGAGTCTGCTAAAATGCGTCCTTATGGATTCGAAAATAGATTAATTGGTTTTTATGGTTTAGGATCTGGAATCGGATATACCGGGGCAGAAGCAGGTATAGGCTATAGATTTGCGAGATTATGGCAATTCAGATCCGAAATAATTGCTACAAATAAAGGCGGATACATTTCAGCAAGTTATAAAATTAAGAAGTTTATATTTGAGAATACTTATATTGGTGTTGGTATAGGTAAGGGGTACAAAGGAGATGATCGGGGCATAATCGGATTTAATGTTGAGTTTTAAAAAGGAGGAAATAATGGATTTTTATATTCCCAGTGAATTAGAGACTTCAAAAAATAAGTAAAGATAAATAAGAAATTGAATGGGGTTTAAAAAGGAGAAGGGGAATGAATACAATCTTTGATAACCGAGAAATAGTTTCTGCATGGTGTAATGGCAAGGCTTATCATAGACCAAATCAAAGCGTTAGTCTCGACTTTTGTAGGGTTATTGCAATTTTTGATGGCACAACTTATTTGGCAAGATTTAGATTTAAAACTAAATATGAATATCAAAAATCAAAAAGAATTGTTAGAAATGCTATAAGGAAAAGATTAAAAGGATAAGGGGTTGAGATGAAATTTGATGAATTAGATAGAGATGCTATTCAGTTCATTTAGAAAGGTAGGTTGTGATGGATAGATATGACGATGAGGAAGGAATAAAACCTTTACCGCCGAAAAGCATCTATAAAGTTATTTGTATACCGGCTGAAGATTATAAGGAACTCCAAGAACAACTATCGCAAGAGCTTATGAAGAACGTTGAAAAAGATAAAGATATTGAAAAACTTGAAAGTAAATTAAGTAAGTACAAGAATATGGAATTTGTAAAAAGACTTAATAGACCCCAAGAAGAAAATAAAAGATGGTCTTACTACTACTTAGATACATTTAAAAGTATAGGTAGTGAAATAGAACCAATGAATTGGAAATCTTTAGAATATTATTTTAGACTATATATAGGTGCAGGACAGGTTAGAATAAAAGTTAGAGACGGTGCAATGTTAATTGAAAGGGTTGTAGGATGATTAAATACTTAATTAAAAAATTTTTAAACTTTATTAATGAGTATAATAAATATAATCGAAAAATTTTAGAACTTCAAAGCATTATAGGAAAACCTAACTTACGTATTTTAAAAATGATAAATAAATTGCCTAAAAAATATAGAGGTGAAGCGATAATGAAAGCATATAAAGAAGTATTACATGGCTGGGACATAAAAGATATTACTTTAGAAGTTAAAATTAAAAATAAAGGAATAAAAACATGATAAAAGAAGTTAAAAAATTGTGGGGTAGTGAAGAGTGGTTGGTCAACAATAATTTATACTGTGCTAAATATTTAAACCTAAAACGGGGTTATCAGTGCAGTTTACATTATCATAAATTAAAAGATGAAACATTTTATATATTGGAAGGAATAATAGAATTAGAATTACAAGAAAATGGTAGAGAAGTAACTATTACTTTAGTGAGGGGTAACCAATATAGGTTAAAACCTTATACCTTACATAGATTTAGAGCAATAACTTTTAGAGCTAAAATATTAGAAATAAGTACAACCCATTTTGATTCGGATAGTTATCGTAAAGAAAAAGCACGTAAAATAAAAGGATAAAGAAATGATTATTAAGGTATTTAGTAGACAAGAAGTTGAAGCATATAAAACAGGTGAAAAAACAATACTTATTTCAATACGCGATGCAGGTTCAAAAAAAGCGAATATACAAAAAGGTTGGCAAAAAATAATGTTCCTGGATTTTGATGATATTGACAGGCAAATAGGGGATTACAGGTTGTTTACCCTAGATGATGCTAATAAAATATGTGGGTTTGTGGAAAAAAGTGTAAGAGTTTTGGGAAAAGATATAATAGTTGTAATAAATTGTGAGGCAGGTATAAGTAGGTCTGCAGCAGTTGGTTTATTTTTAGAAAGAGTATATAATAATAAAGATAGGCATAAACAATATCCTTTAGCAAATAAAAAAGTATACACTACCTTATTAAATAGATATTGGAATAGATGTGAGGGGGAGTATGGAAAATAAAAAAAAGAAATCAATACTAAAAATAATAAGTGAGTTTTTATTGGGTTTTGTAGTCTTATTAATTCTTCCTGCAATAGTTTTTAGAATAGCCCTATTTTCAATTCCATTAGCTTTAGCAATAATGTTATTTATATTTCAAATTATAACAATATTATCAATAGAAAAAATTAAAGTACAAAAAGAAATTGAACTTAAAAAGAATTTTTATATAGGTGGTACACAAAATAATTAAAAAGGTACAGTATTTAGGAGTTAGTAATGGTAAAACCAAACCTTGATTTATTAAAGAACTTAATGTTAATTTCTTCCCCAAGTGGGTTTGAAGGAAAGTTAGCAGATTATATTGTAAAATACTTTAAAAATAAAAAAAGAAAAAATTATATTGTTGAAAAGGATTTTCAAAATAATGTTATAGTAACTATTCCAGGTTCGGGTAAGGGTACAATTATGTTAGATGCCCATTTAGATGAAATAGGTTTTATAGTAACAAACATTGACAGGGATGGCTTAATAAGTTTACAGTATATAGGTGGAGGGGATAGCAGTATTTTAAGTGCAAGAGAATTATTAATATTAACGGAAAAAGGAATTGTTAATGCAGTAGTAAATAGAAAACATGCCCATTTAGTTACAGATGAAGAAGATGAAAATATTATAGATATTAAAGATGCACAAATAGATGTAGGTATTAGAGGAAGAAAAGCGGTATCAAAAATTGTAAAAATAGGCGACCCTGTAATTTATAAACCAACCTTATTTCCATTATTGGGAAGTGCATTATCAGGTTACGGTTTTGATGATAAGGCAGGGTGTTACATTTTAATGAGAACAATTGAAGAATTAAAGAAAATGAAAAGAAAATCAATTCCTACTTTAATATTTACATTTAGTGCACAAGAAGAAACTTATGGTAGTAAAGCCCACCCGTTAGTAATGAAATATAATCCCGATTTATTTATAGAAGTAGACGTAACATTTGCTACGGATTACGGCACTAATGATGAAATGGAAAGAGAAGTAGGTAGATGTAAATTAGGTCAAGGAATAGTATTATATAGGGGGGTAGATATATATAAAGAAGGATTAAAAATAGTTGAAGGGGTAGCTAGAAGGAATAAAATGAAAATACAGTATCAAGCAAGTACAGGTATGACGGGTTATACTGCTACCGAAGTATCAAAATTACTGGGTGCGAGAGCAATGATATTAGGTATACCGTTAAGAAATATGCATACACCTGTAGAAATTATAGACATAAAAGATTTGGAGAGTGGCATAAAATTATTAAGTTATTTTTTAGTAAGTACAAAATTAGTTAAAGCATTAGGAAAAATAAGTATTTAAGAAAGTGTCTTTATAATAATGGGTATAAATAATTTATGGCAAGATTATTGTAATAAAGCAATTCAAAAAGAAGATAGTAAAGATGCACTTTTTCTTATTAAACCGGTCCCACCTAAAATATTTTTTAAGGAATGGTTAAAACCAGAATTAAGCGGAGAACAATTAAAGGCAATAAATAGTATTTTTAAATTAAATGATAAAAATGAATTGGAATGGAATGACCAATATCAAGAGTACCTCCTATTATGGGGAGAAGGGTCGGGCAAGGATTTTTTGTGTGCAAGAATAGTAATTTATTGTGCTTATTGGATGATGTGTTTAAGAAATCCTCAACAGTATTTTGGAATTGCAGATAATGAAAATATAGATTTAGTTAACGTGTCTGTGAATAGTGAACATGCAAAGGATATCTTTTTTTATAAGTTTACAATAGCCCTTAAAAATGTAATAAACCCTGCAACAGGTCAAAATTGGTTTACAGAACAAGGTATGGATTTAAGAGATGGTAAAGATATACAAATACAAACGGTAAAATTTAAAAACCACATAAGAGCTCACTCAAGACATTCAGAAAGATATGCAGGTGAGGGTATGAATGTGTTAATGGCAGTATTTGATGAGGTAGGCGAATTTAGGGTCAAAAAAGCAAAGGTATTATATGAGGCTCTTTGGCATACTGAAACAAGTAGGTATGGAAATAAGTTTAAATTCTTTTTAATTTCATATATGCGAGACCCATTTGATTTTATGATGCATAGGTGGAACCAAACTGTCAATACAAAAGATGTATATAGAAGTTTAAAATGTACTTGGGAAGTAAACCCTTTAAAGAAAAGAATTGATTTTGATAAGGCTTATAAGAAAAACCCAGAAGATTCTGCAAGGAGATATGAAAATAAAGATATAGCAGGGTCAGGAAATAGATTCTTTAAATATAAAGAAAGGATTGTACAGTTTGCCAATAAGGGAAGAAATAGTCCATTTTCAACAGTCAAAGGATTATATACTGATAATTTAATGAATGAATTATTTCATAAATGGTTTTTACCCAATACTATTGAAAAACATTATTTGGTATTACAAAAAATTAAAAATAATGTAAAGTTAACTGAGGAAGAGGTACGTTTAAAGAAGTTGTGGGATAAACAGCATACCGATAATAAATATTACATACATATTGATTTGGCAAAAGCTAATGTAGAAGAATTTAAACAAGATTGTGCAGGGTTTGCAATGGTGCATACTTATACTGTAAATCCATTTAGTGAAGATGTTGAAAAAGGAGTATATGTAGATTTAGCCATACAAATACGTGTAAAAACAGGTGAATTAAATTTTGAAACGATAAGAAAATTTATATATAGGTTACAAAATAAAGGTTTTCCTATAGTAAAGGTGACGTTAGATGGTTGGCAATCAGTAGATTTTATACAAAGATTACAAGATAAGGGTATAGAAGCAGAAGTGTTAAGTGTAGATAAAACTATGGAACCATACAATACTATAAAAGGATTGTTATATACTAAACAATTGGATTATTATTATTATCCTGTATTAATAAGGGAGTTAGAAGAATTAATAGTTGAAAAAAATAAAGTAGACCACCCTGAAATTTCAAATAGAAGGGCTTTAGAGGAAGGTATAGAGTACGGTGGAAAAGATGTAGCGGATGCAGTAGCAGGCGGTACTTATTCTGCATTAAAGGCAGAACCCCAGAATTCAAGTTGTATATATATGTAGGAGAAAAATGGAAAATTATTCTTTTGGAAAATGTATTGGTTGTGGCAAAGAAACGGCTTTAAAAAATAAAAAGTGTATACATTGTGAACGTAAACACGTTAAAAAATACCCTGGACTTGATTTTTTTGAAGATTTATTTGGGAGGTTTAAATAATGTTAGATAGAAAAGAAAAATTAAAATTGAAAAGATTTACAATTGGTACTAACTTAATAAAATATACGGTAGGCTTACCATTATTGGTTGGCTGGTCCCTTATATTTATCTATAAAATAATTAAACAATCAATATCAATATATATAAGTGTTTCTTTATATCCGGAGACATTACGAGAAAAATTAGAGTATTATCACCAGTTATTAAGCGGATTAGTTCAATTATGGTCACCCAATAAACTTGAATTTGAGAAGAGGTAAATCATGGGATGGAAAGATTCTTTAAATAAAAAAGATAACAGTATTAATATAGAGACCCGAGATAGGAGTATATCAACCTCAGAAAGACTATTAAAAGATAGTCGAGGACACATCGATGAATCCACTTCTTGGGTAATCACTGCAGGAGCAGGTTATATAGATAGAGCTCTAAAGGTTGCAGGAGCATCAGAAGAAGATTTATGGAAAAAATATGTACTAAGTTCTTGGACAAGGGCATGCGTAGATAAGATTATAAAGGAAACAGTTAAATATAGAGTTAGGGTAGAAGCAAAAGATTCTGATAAGACAGAGGACGTTCAAGTAAAAAGACATATTATAGAAGTAGAAAAATTATTAGAAAATCCAAATAAAAAAGTTGAATCTTTTGATGATTTACGTAGAAAGTACTTAAGAGATGTCTTAGTATATGATGCAGGAGCATTAGAAATAGTATATACCGGACAACTACCTATAGAAATATATGATTTAAAAGGTGCTAATATAAGATTGAATTTAGATAAGCATGGTAACTTCTTAAATCCTGACAAGAGTGCCTATAAATTAATCGACCAAAATAATTATGTAAAACCATTAGCAGATTTTTCAATTAAAGAATTAATATATATGGTATCTAATCCAGTATCAGGTTCAGCTTACGGATTAAGCCCAATAGAAACGTTATGGGATGATATAAGCAATGAGGTAGAAGCAGCACAGTTTAATCAAAGAATATTACACAATTCAGGATTATTGAGTGGTGTGTTAGCCTTCCAGGG